GTCGTTTAGCTGTTGATTATTTTTTCACATCGGGGGGGTTGTCAGAACTTTTCCGTTCTCGTCGATTTTGTATCGTTTTTTTAGTCTGCTGTGTTCTTCTGCGTGACAATTTCTGCACAAAAGCTCTAGGTTATTAAAATCTAGAATAATATTATTATTGCTTATATTCTCAGGTGTTATGTGTATCTTGTGATGAACTATTACGCCTGAGTTATATATGCCTTTGGATAAACATCGTTCACACAAACCACCGACGTGCGAGATGTATGCTCGTCTGCAATGTTCCCATGCCGGTGACTTGTAAAACGCCTCTGCCCATTCCTTCAACTGCAATCCACCCCCACCGCGTATTGGATCGCTTCCCGCCGATATGGCATCGGCCCGTCCGAACTAAAGAAGGAGAAAAAGCAAATGAGCGAAGCCGCCCCGAAGCCTCGCCCATTCTTGGATTGTAGCAATCCTACCACGAATTGCTTATGAAAAACTGTAAAGATTTTATTTTTTTAGGCCGACATATACCGCCGTCAGGATCTCCACGTTCCAGCGGAACACAGCGTCAACAGAATAGTTACATACCTCTGCTGCCCCCGCAAGCGTGTGCGTCCGCTTGAAATATACCAGCTCCATCATCTTCAACCGCTCGTCTCCGTTCGGATAATAATTCTGCATCCTAATCGCGAACTCAACGGCGCTGATGATGTTCTCCTCCCGCTCGGTCAGCGTGGATCTGAGCGCCACGTTCTCGGTCGTGCGGCTTGCGCTGTGCTGGACAGCCGCTCCGCCATACACCGGCGTGATCTGCATCTCGTTCTCGCTTTGCCGTCGTTTCAGTTTCGGATATTGCTTCAGCGCACACCGCGCTTCTGCGCGTGCCTTCGCAATGTTCATGCGTCACCTCCGCATCATAGCAACATACTGTCCATAGCTCATGCCGAGCGCCTGTGCTTCGCGCTGTACCTCGGCGATCGTCTTGGATGGCGGCGTCAGCTGCTGCATCGCCTTCTGCGCTTTCACTTGCTTCAGATGCCGTTGCTGTGCAGCCGACTTGTGCTTCCGTACACACGCCGGGCAAAAGCGCTTCAGAAACCCGCTTGTGTCCTCAATCGGCTGTCCGCATTCCTGACATAGCTTCATTCTGCACCATCCTTGTCTGACGGAATGATGGTCGGAGCGGATTTGAGCATTTCTTCAATCAATTCTCTTGTGGATAGATTTAGTCTCCATGCTCGTTCAATCTGCTCGTCCCTGTCTATCAAATCCCCATGCGGCGGGATTTCGATGAGAGGGCAACCTTGCGCTGTGTTCGTGCAGATGTCCGTCAAAGTGCAGTAGATGCTTTTGTGGAATCGGCAGTAAAGACAGCTTTTCGGCATCTCCATGCCCTTTATCAGTACGCTCATGTTTCCTCCCTCACATATCGAAATGCACTCTAACATATTGACCCGGAACGTCAGTTTTGAAGTACAGTTCGCCGTGAAAATCATCCTCACAATATCCCGTCCATTGGTCAACGAAATATTCCTCGGTTACTCCGTTGGTATTTTTGAAGTGATCTATGTCCTCTTTTCCATATGTAGGAATAAGTTGTTCACGCCAGCCATTTACGAAGTTCAACGCCGCCTCGCGCTCGATATACTCAGCCATCAACAGCCTCCAATTCCTCCGCAATAATGCGGCAAGCCTTTCGCACGTTCTCTGGAATCCCATTCATCATTTCTTCGTTATCAATCGTTGCGGATTTGCCAAAACCCTCGACGAAAAGAATCAAAAACATAACGCCTTCAATGCGCCCTACTTCGCTCTCAATTTTGCGTTGGATTCGTTCGTACTGTGCCTTTTTCGCTTCAATGTCCATCACGCCACCTCCCGCTTTGAGCATCCGTCCACGTCAGGATCGACCGCGCCCAGCCGCTCACACCACGCAAACGCGCCGCAGCTGTGCATCGTCAACCGCTTGCATCCGCGACAATGCGGGAGCTGATTCGCGCGGAGCCGCGCGTTGTCGAGGACCAGGCGCTGTATGTCTCTGTCGCTCATATATTTCCTCCTTCTATTTTCGCAATTGCTTCAAAAAACGGATAGAATTGTTGTGGAACAACCGCATTGCCTAGGCACTTAAGTCTGTCCACCCGGTCGGGAATCCCATCATCCACTCGATGTATGTCGGGTTCGTCCGGCCAATTATCCCGAGCGGCGTGCATTCCAGCAGCTCGCAAAGCTGATGTCGATATCGCGATGTGTGTGTGTGTAGACGCGATTCTCTGCGGCGCCCTTGTAATCTGATGCTCTCGGCGTCGGGATCAGTTTCGTAAACTGATTTTCGTAACCCATCAGCCATTCCAAAAGCGCCGGATTCGTTTTCCCGCCGTTCCCAGCCGAGAAGCTCCTCCGTTCCTCCTCTGTGATCAGTCCCTTCTCCGCCATCTTCTGAAGCGTTTTCCGCGCCCCGGAACATCCTCCAAGAGATGCGTTCGCTTTCGGCGTGGGCCAAAATTGCGATTCTGTTTCGTCTGTGCGGGGCATCGACGCCACAAGCTGGCACAAGGAAAACTTGCGATTGATAGCCTTCCATTCCCAAGTCAGCAAGCACCGTGTCGAGTGCCAGATTGATGAGACCAGGCACATTCTCACCAAGCACCCAAGCGGGCCGGATTTCGTGTATAACTCGGAGCATCTCAGGCCAGAGATAGCGGTCATCCTTCTCGCCGCCTCGCTTCCCGGCGACGGAAAACGGCTGACATGGAAATCCTCCTGAAATAACGTCAACTGTTCGTAATCCTGTGCGTTCATAAAAGCTCTCTTTCGTCAGCGTCCGTATGTCGCGCCATCGCGGAACGTCGGGCCAATGCTTCTCCAGCACCTTCGTCGGGAAATCTGCCCATTCGCATTGCCCGACTGTCGTGAATCCGGCTGCTTCCGCCGCGAGATCCAGACCGCCGATCCCGCTGAACAGCGACAGATGCGTCAGCATTCCTCCACTTCCTTTACTGTGATCACCGTTCTCGGATTTCTCCGATCCACGCTTCCCGCGACATGGAGCCGGATGTGTGCCATATCGTCATCGACGATCACGCCCGCTTTCGTCAGGCCGTCGAGGAGGAACTTTCCGGCATAATTGTCCGCGTCGTGCCGCGCCTTTGTCGGGAAATAGTACATTATGATCACGTCCGCCAGCGCGTATGGCAGCGGCGGCTTGTCCTTGCTTGCCTTGCATTGCCATATCACCGCGTTCGTCCACGCGGCTTTTTCCTTGCGGTATTGCCAGACATTCTCACGACCGGCGAATGCGTTCAGCGACGGCGGGCAGCCGCGCAATGTGATCCTGATCACTTCTTCCGCCTCCTCTGCTGATTCGATACGCGCTCGGACACATACGCAGCGACAACGCTTTTTCGCGTTTTGGCGCGGTAATCGGCAAGCCACGTCTGGTATATGTCGCACTTGTGATAACAGCCGAAAACGCGATTTTCGCACTCATAGCACGGACTGTTCATCGTGTTCATCCAATCTTTGCCGCCATCTTCTTCAGCCGTTCAATATCTACCGATCTGTCGCCGTAATCGCCGATGGGCGCGTTTTTCGGCTTGTCGTAGCCGTTCCGCTCCCATGTGCGAACAGCGGCCTTCCAGTCCTTCATTGCGTTTTTGCCGACTTTCCAGCCGTTTGATGAATAATAGTCGATGAATCCCTGTGCGCTGACGTTGTTCCCTCGTTCTCTGCAATACTTCTCGACTTCTTCAAGCGCGGGCGGCGCGAAGCGCATATTCGTATTCGTATTCGGATTGGATTCTATTTGGATTGGATTGGATTGGATTACGGGAACATTTGCATTCAATTGATTGCAATTGAAATCAATTGCTTGCAAGTTGTCGGGAGGCGCCGGAAACTTACTGCGTTTATTGCGGATTGTCTGGTGTTTCTCCCAGTTTGGGAAGCACAGGAAGGGCCGTCCGTCCACTTCGTAGAGGACGATGCATCCAATGCCCGCCAAACCGGCGAGAGCTGCACTAATATCCTTGATCGTCAGCCGTTCCCGGAGCGGGAAGCAAGCGCCTTTTATGACGGCTGGCCTTGCATCCCCGCGCCCGTAATCATCAACCATTGCAATCAGCGAGATCCAAAGCCGAAACTGGAAATCCGTCATAGCATTCACTTTTTCCGATGTGTGAATGCTGTCCTTAATCATCCTGTTCGGCATCGGACACACCTCAGAACGGCAACTCGCCGTCTCTCATTCCAACGTCCTCCTCCAGCACCGGCGCCGCGTCAAGATAGGTCGCCTCGTTCTGGATGCCTTCGCGCTCGGTCTGGGCCGCTTCGCGTTCCTTCCACGTTTCGGACTCATGGATGCGGTTTTGAATCCATTCCGGCAGATCGTCGATCTTGTCCTCCACGCCTTCCTCGTCAAGGTCGATGATCGTGAAGCCGTTCGACAGCGCCGGAAGCGGCATCCCCTTCGGCAGCTTCATGATCCCGCCGATGACGGCCCGTTTCGTGCCGTCCTGACCGACTCTGTGGATCACGTTCAGCATACAGGGCGCCCCGACGATGTTCCTCAGATCGAAATTCTTCAGCTCCTCGACCGTGAAATCACGCCCGCGCCAGCTGATCAGATCCTTGCGAAGATTGCCCTTCGCGTTCAGCGAGGCCGTGTAGGTGTTCGACAGGCGGCGCGTCTCGCCGTTGTCCAGCTTCTCGCTGGGAATCTCCCACCCGATCAGCACCTTGCGCTGCGTGGTCTTGAACTGCTCGGAATACTGATCGCCGAGATCGATCAGCTGGCAGCACACCGCCGGATAAACGTCCTCCGCCAGAAGCGGGATATTGCTCTTCGCGCCTTCGTTTACAATGAGACTCATTTCTTTTTCTCCTTTACTTGATTGTCATATTTTTGCGCTCCACAAGCGAAGCGCCGGGAATGATCGCGCCGTCCTTCAGCGCGGCTTTGACAGCAACCTTGTCCACCTCCGGCGGCTTGCGGCGGATAAACGCCTCCGCCGGATTAAACCAGAACTTGTCCTCGTCGATCTCGACCGCCGTGCTTTTCGCGTATCTGACGCACACACGCGGCGAATAATACGATTCCCCGTTCGTCGCGTATTCGATGTAATTGCGGATGCGCTCCATGCGGCGCTCGATGGCCTTCCGCCGCTCCGCCAGCGTGGACTCCTGGTCGCGGATCGCCTTCGCCTCGGCGGTCAGATTGACCACCATGCACGCGGCGTTTTCGATCTTCGTTTCGCGGTCGCCGGACAGATTCATCAGCTCGTCGATGGCAGCTTCCGGCAGCTCCCCGTTCTCGTCCGTCTGCGACAGGATCTCCGCGATCCGCGCGTCGATTTCGTAGATTGTCATTCTTCATCCTCCCTCGCAATTGTCAGACGGGACGTCATGCACCATTCGCAGCACCATCCATACGGCGCCATGTTGTATGCCTCCTCGCCGTCGTAGATCGGCTCGTCGCACCATGAACAAGTGTGGACGGCCTTCGGCGGCTTCGGCTCCAGACGCGGCTCAACTTTCAGCTGTTCCATCGTCAACCTCCAAACTGTATCGGACGAAGCTGATGCGCTCCCCGAACTTGTTCCGCGTGTTCTGCCATTCCTTCCTGATCGGGAATCCGGCCCGCGTGATCTCGCTGATCCGCGACCGCAGCTCCGTCATGCCGAGATCGTTGATCGCCTGTTGCCCGGTGATCGAGCCATAGTCGATCATGTACTGAAGCACCCGCTGGGCGCTCGGCTTGAGATCGGTCGGGATCATCACGCCACCCCCAATGCCTTGAAGATGCCTGTAATTACCCAGCACAGGCTCCAAATCGCCGCGCCGCCGAGGAACAGGATGATCGCGTCCTCGATGGCCCGCACGACAAGCCCGCGAAAATAGGCTTTACTTGCGCGGCATTTTGTGATAACATTCAATAAAGACATAAAGACCTCCAGTTTTTTGTCTCCCGTCTTGCGGCCCTAACGCAAGGCGGGCTTTTTATTTTTCCGCGATGACTGTGCCATATTCCACCTTCACCACGTTCTTCAGATCGGCCTCCGTGATATAGCCTTGATTAATCGAATCGACAACGTAGTTGAACGCTTCCGAGAATTGCGTCAACTCCTCGTCTGATGCTCCGAACTTGTCCCGCATCGTGTAGAGGAACATGATCAGCGCCCCGTTGATGCCTTCCTCGCGTCCCTGTTCAAGCGCCCTGTCAACGTCGGCCTGTGTCCGTGGAATCCGTCGCGGATTCGTTTTTCCTGACGATTTCAACGCTCACCTCCACATCGCCCGCCTGTGCCATGATTCGCGCCAGCGCTTCAAAGGCCAGCTGCGGGTTTATTTTGTTGCTCATGCTCTGGCCTCCTTTTTCTGCTTTGCGCGATAAAACGCTTCGTTCAGTCGCTCCTCCGCGCCGTCCGGGTTTCTCCGCCCGTTCAGGATCATGCATACATAAGCCTTGCCGCAGCCAAGCTCCGCCGCCAGATCGTCATAAGTGATTCTCGCGTTGTGCATCCGACCGATCAGATCACCAGTCCACGCTTCCGGCATCTTTTCACCTCCTTTACAAAAAGTGTTGCAATTGTTTACAAAGTGTGATATTCTGTCATTGCTACACATCAGAATATTCATAAGCGCGGGCCGTCGGGCCGGTGCTTGCTTTGCTCATGCAACCTACGTTTCACATTATAGTGTAAACAAATGCGTCAGTCAACATAAAATTTGCATTTGTTTACACTTTGTAGAATGTGAACAAATGCAATAGGAGATTATTATGTTTTATGACAATTTCGTTATCCAATGCAATAAAATCAAACAGTCTCCGTCTGCCGCAGCTGTCGATATGGGATTCCATCGTTCCGAAGTTACGCGCTGGAGTAAAGGCGTAACGCCGCGCCGCGCGAATCTGCAAAGAATGGCGACATACTTTGATTGTACTATCGAAGATTTGCTTGCAGAAAATAAAAAGACCGCCGCCCGGATGGGCGACGGAAAATCGTCAAAGGTTATTGAATTTCTGGAGTCCCTTCCGACTGACGTCCTTCGCGGAATCCTTGTTGCGCTAAAAGCGCCAGAAGATGTTCTCGCTGAGCTGGATCAGAGAGAACAGAAATAATAAACTCGCGCACTTTTTCTGGCATATCACAATCTCCTCGCTGTTATGTTTTAATCCTAAACCAACAATAACATCGAAAAAGGTCAAATGTCAGGACAGATACCAAAAATATTTTCAAAGCGGGAGCGACCGCTGACGCCGCCAAGCCGTTGATCGCTCCCACTCCTTCCGGGATGGCTTTATTTTAACCGATATGGGACGTTTCATTCAAGTTTCATATCTGGTCGAGGAGGCGCTTTCTATGAACTCAAGCCATTCCGTGCATGATACTTTTTTAGTCACGGAGGATTCACAGATGGAACACACAAAGGCACAGGAATTAATCAGGCAGCTCAAAGAGATCAAGACCTCCAACGAAATCACATATCCACGCATTATGGAGCGCATGGAAAAGAACGGAAAGTATGTCAGTCTGACAACGCTCCGCCGCGTATTCGCAAGCAACTCGGAAGATAATGCCGACAGCTTCAATTATGAAAACACTTTGCTTCCGATTGCCGAGGCGCTTCTGAATGTCGAGGATCTTCCCACTCCAGCAGACTCGCCGGCGGCAAAAGAGATCGACGGGCTGAAGGCCGTGATCCACGTCCAGAACGAGGAGATTGCCCGGCTTCACGAAATGAAGGAACATCTAGAAGCGCGCATCACGTTTTTACTGGAACAGATCGAAAAGAAGGATCGCCGCATGGACGAAAAGGACGAAACCATCAAGCGATTGATGGACAAAATACTGTAATTATGAAAGGATGATAATCGTGACTTGCCCGAAATGCAAAAGCGAAAACGTAACGACGCAAGTGATCAATGAGGTCGAAATCAAGAACAAGCACAAAGGGATTTTCTGGTGGATTTTTGTCGGCTGGTGGTGGCTTCCGATCAAATGGCTTGTTTTTACGCTCCCGGCGCTGATCTTCAAAATCTTCGGTCGCAAAAAGCAAAAGGCCGTCAACAAGCAAAAAACTGTCTGCGTTTGCCAGAACTGCGGATATTCTTGGACGTTGTAATGAATGTCGCATTGTACGCCCGCGTCTCGACGGAAGAACAGGCGAGGCACGGGATCAGCATCGAAGCGCAGACCGCAGCGCTGCACAAATGGGCCGATGAGAATGATCACGTCATTGTCGGAGAATACATCGACAACGGCGTCTCGGCCCGAAAATCGCCGTCTAAGCGGCCCGCGCTTCAAGCGCTGTTGCATGACATACCGGGAAAGCAAATCGAACTGATAGCGTTTACAAAGCTCGACAGATGGACGCGGAATGTCAAGGGCTATTATCAAGTGCAAGAAGCGATTGACGCGCACCGCGTCGCGTGGGCCGCGATCCAAGAGGACTATGAAACGATCACGGCGTCGGGCCGCTTCAAGGTCAATATCATGCTGTCCGTCGCGGAGAACGAGGCCGACCGCACGTCGGAGCGCATCAAGGCCGTGTTTGAGCATAAGGTCGAGCTTGGCGAATCCCTTGGCGGTCGCACTCCGTTCGGATTCATGGTCGAAAACAAGCGCCTGATCCCCGATCCGGCGACGGCGGAGATCGCCCGTGCCATGTTTGACAGATACATCGCCACGGCGTCATATTACGACACAGCGCGTTATTTACACGATCAGACGGGAGCAATGTGGGAATACCACTATCTGCGGCGATGCCTCAAAAACACGCTCTACATCGGAAAATACCGTGATAATGACAATTACTGCGAACCGATCATAAGCCTTGATACATTCAACACCGCGCAAGAGCTGATGAAGCAGAGGAGTATCCGGCACAACCCGACAACCCGCGTGTATCTGTTCTCCGGCCTTGTGCGCTGTGAATGCTGCGATCACGCGATGGTCGGTTTCTCGCTCCCGAAGCCCAGCGGACAGGATTACTATTACAGATGCCATCAGGCCGCGATCTATCACCGATGCGAACACACGCACGCGATCCGCGAGGAACGTCTGGAGCGCTGGATGCTTGAAAACGTCGCGCTGGAGCTTGATGAATGGTCAGCGCAGTATAAACTCACGCCAAAAAGAAAAGCGCCTGACAACGCGAAAATCAAGCGCAAAATCGAACGGCTCAAAACGCTGTATCTTGACGAGCTGATCACGCTGGAACAATATAAAGCGGATCGCGCGGAACTGGAAGCGCAACTCGGCAGCACATCGGAGCCGCCGGATCTGTCGGGATTAAAGAAACAGTTTGAAGGCGACTTTCAAAGCATTTACAAATCGCTCACCCGCGAACAGCGCCGGTCATTCTGGCACAGCGTTATCGAGCGAATAGACCTTGATGCGGAAAACAATCCGCATATTGTGTTCCGCTCTGGTATATAATCCTTCACTATGGGACAGCATTGTTATGAATTATATACCTAGCAAAGGGAGGGCGATTGCCCTCCCCCGCTTTACATCTGACTGTACAGCTGCTGATACCGCTTGACCTTCTCGGCCTTCTCGATGCTTTTCTTATGCAGATAGTCATAGACTGCCATCATGTTCTCCGGCGGATCTCCATGCTCCCGGCGATAGTCCTCGATCAGCTTCACGACTTCGTTATGAAGCGCCATCGAATGCTTCATCTCGTCGTTGGATAGCGAGTAGAATGTTTCCGCCAGACTTCGATACTCCGCCTTGTGTTCGATTGCCAGCTCCGCATAAGCGCAAGCATCTTCCAGCTCGTCGTTGATATGATCCGTTACGACTTGGATGATCTTCACGCGATCACCGCCTCAAATCAGATGACCGCTGGAGCGTTTGCCACCCATTTACCCATGACCGACAGCAGATACTCGCTCTGAGCCTTCGTCGCGGCCTCGGTCTGCGCTTTCGCCAGCTCACGGATCGCCGCGTCATACTTGTCCTGAAGCAGCGTGGACTTGATGTCGCAGCAACAGGAGCCGAGCTGCGAACTGAGCGAAGCGATGCTCTGCTGGATCGCGTTGAACCCCTGAACGACATTGATCTGGTCAGCCGCCCTCTGCTGCTCGTTCAGAAGATTCTGCCCGGCGATCTGCATCGCAGTTTCATAGTTGTTGTTGGCGCTTGACAGGAGAATGTCTCTGATGCCGGTTTGCGTGGACTGATTTGCCAAAGCCGCATTGATTTTCGCATCGACGTCACCGCCGCCCCATCCGAAGCCATTGCCGCCGCCAAACAGCATCGCAATGATCAAAAACGCGAACAGCCAGCTCCCGCCGAAAACGCCGGATTCGTTGTTTCCCATAGTAAACCCCTCTTTTTATTTATTTGTCCCCAGCTGGAGGATCATACCAGTTTGTTGATCGTGGACTTCACGCTTTCCGTCAGCTGCCCAATGTCCACGCCTTTGCTGTCGGCAAGGCTTCGCGCCGTGCTTTCCAGATTGTTAAGGTCAAGGCCTCGAAGCTGCGGATTCGTCCGCGCAAGATTCTGCAAGAACGCCTCCGGCGTTTCTCCGCGCATGGCAGCACCGACGGCTTGCATCAGAATGTTGGTAGCACCTTTGCCACCATTTAAAAACGAGAGAATCGGATTCATGCATCGGCCTCTTTCTTCGCCTTCGGCATCATCGCCGCCAGCGCCTCGCGTATCTCTGCCTTGAATGCGTCAAGATCCTGTTTCGTGATCGTGTTGTCACCCGGCTCCGGCACGTCCTCCAGCGTGAAGCGTCCCATCTTGATCGGAGCCGCCAGCCCGTTCGCATCGGTCGAAAGCGTGTAGAACACCGCCTCGGCGTTGTCGAACACAGCCGCCGAGCTGTTTGCCGGGAGCTTCTTCAGATACTCACGCGCACCGGCAACGCCGTCAACGAACGCGATGGCCTGTTGCGGCGCTTGCACGGCGGGATTCTGTGCCGGGAGGATCGGCGGCTTCTGATTGAGAATGTTCTGAAGCTGTTGCATCTGCGTCTGGATCGACGCCAGCTGCGGATTGTAAAAGTCAGGCATCCAGTCCGGCCTCCTTCAGTATCTCGTCGATGATCTGTTTTAATTCTTCTTCGTTCATGCCTATATAATAAAAAAATAGCTTCCCGTCCGCAATGAAGCGAATAGGAAGCTATTTTACACTTTTATGAAATTTTACTACAAAAGCCGATTCAGATGCTTTGTCGTGGTCGCGACGATGTAATAGATCTGACGCGGCGTTCTGTCCACGTCCTCTGCGATCCGCTCATACGTCCACCCGTCAATCAGCCGGAGCTTCAGGACGCGCCGGTGAAGGTCATTGTGTATGCGCTCCTCGATCAGGCGGCACATCACGGAATTATCATAATCAAGCATAAATACCTCCATTCTGCACAATGGCGGCTTTGTGCTTTGTTTATGTGTAATATGTCGCTTTCAGCCGATTTTCGGCCCACTCAAAGATCATAAATCGCTTATGGGCGCCCGTGTACCCGTTATTGCTCGACCATTCGTCCGTTGGGACGCCGGACGGCAGACGCCGCACCATCATCCCATCGTCGATGGATTCCCGATGCAGATGCCCGGAATGGATCTCGCGGATTTTGGCCTTTGCGAACTGTTCCGGGAAATCTAAAACGAAATTCTGGAACAGTCTGTTGTCGTTCCGCGCGTACTCGCAATGACCAAATCCGATGAAGCACCCGCGCCAGAAGATGCACTTTCGCGGCGCGAGACTGTCATCGCTGTTGCATTGCGGATATTGCGCTTCCAGCGCCTTGTACAAGCACCACGCGGAGCATTCGTCGTGATTTCCCTTTGAATAGTGCAATTGCACTTTGGGCGAATGCTCCAGCGCCGTGTCGATCAGAATGCGGAAGAACTTCCACGCATCGGCCCATGCCTTCTGAAAGTTGACCTTCTCGATCGGCGTCCCCTTTGCCGTGTGACCGCGAAAATCGTTGTTGTGAAGCACGTCCTGTCCGATCAGGATATTGATCTCGTTATAGGATTTATCCGATATAATGCCGATAATGTCCGCAAGTGCGTCCGCGTAATAATTGAAATCCGCGATCCCAAAATGCATATCGAACAGCGGGATCTCCAGCATTGTATCACCTAGTAATGAACTAGGCTTTATCTCGGACGGCTTGATGCATTCGGTCACAATGTCGCGGATCGCGTACCAGTCAATACTAGCGTGTTCTTTGACCCATACTTGAGTTATTTCGCCGGACGCGTTGACCTGAACTGTCGCGCCGTGCGGCATGAACTGTGGGAACGTGCCGGAGGAAAGCAACCCATCGTCTGCATATGCTTTGCGTTTCCATGCCCGAAGCTGGCGCTTAAATGACTCATACGTCATGCTGCCGCCGTATTCCGGCACGAGGATCTTGTCGAAGATCTCCCGCGTTGTCATCGTCCCGACTGCGTTGACGCACTTTGCCTTGAGCCGGTAGTCCAATGGGATCACCTATCTTTGTAGAGCGTTTTTATGTCGTTCTTTATGACGGCAATGTCCGTCTGGATTTCTGCAAATCGCTCGGCATAACTGTTATGGATTCTCAGCTGCTCTTCGATGCGGGCCAGCCGATCCTCCTGTTTCTGGTCGCGCTTTGCTTCCTCGATGTTCCGCGACTTCGCCTGTGCGCGGGAGATCAGGAACTGACCGAACACCGCGCAGACGCCGGTTATGATCGCAACGATGACCGCATCACTCATGCCCCTCCACCTCCGGCAAGCCTGTGGCGATGCTCGTCAGGATAGAGAGAAACGCCGCGACGGCGCTCACACTCAGAGCGCGGAGCCATTGTACTTCGCTGATTGCGGCCCCAACGGCAACGAAGCCGACGAACGTCTGTGCGAACGTCCGCAAAGCACGCGCCCCGGCGGCTGCAAGGAACTTCTTCCAGTCTTTCATTATGCTTCAACCTCCCATCCATAAACATCAGGCGACCACACATTATTGTCCACGATGCTGACATACACAGCGTCCTCGGCGGTCGGGAAATGCACCTTGTCGCCCGTCATATACGCATCTTGCGCTCCTGTCGGTTGCCGCCACACGGGAATCTCTCCCGGCTTTGCGACCTCCGTCCACAGCGCGGGAGTCTTGTCCGGCTCCCATCCGTCCTGAGTTGTGTGCGGCTGGACGCATCTGTACAGCTTTGCGTCGTACTCATACCGTTCGTTTGCGGTGACCACGATGCCGGCCTTCCACGCCGGGAACAGCGTCACAGCGGACAGCGCATCGGTGTCGGAAAGCGACGCAGATGCCTTTTCGATCATTGCGCGGAGCTGCCGCGCCCTCGCTTCGGTAATCATGCCTCCGCCTCCTCTCCGACGATGATGTCGAGCAGTTCTTCGGCGCTGGGTTCAACGGGATCGCACGGGATGTCTGTTTCCTCATAGGTGAAGCGGCACGGCACGGCGTTAACCGCGTCGTTCCACAGCGTATCGGTTTCCACCTGACGGAGCTTCACACCGAGGTCGCTGTATCTGCGCTCTGCTGTGCCTAGTGATTCGATGATAATCATACTGCGACCTCCTTTTAGGCGAACGGACTGACGTTGTCAGGCCATTCGAGCGTGTAGACTTCGACATGGTATGTGCCGTCGATGGTTAAGCTATTGCCAGAACTATAACGAGACTCGATTTTTACATCTCCGTCTGGTGTTATTACCGCACCATAAACACCGTAGCCACTTCCAGAGCCAGTAAGCAAGGTCGATGCCCAATTCCCATTGGCGGCTTTTCGCAACGAATACCCCGGCCCACTAGTTAAATTTGAAGAACCCCCATTTGCTGCATATATATTAATAAAAAAAACATCAGAGCCATAAAAGTATCCATTGCGCGGTCCGGCTTTATCCCTCACACGAACATACACAATTTTCGCGCTCGTCCACGCCACAGACCCACATCTGAACGTCCCTACCGCTGTCGCGGTCGTGCTGCTCGTACTGACCGTGAAGTCCTGCTCGGCGAGCTTCGTCCACGGGGAGGAGCCGCCTCCGCCACCGGCGGCTTTGCCCATGAGGAACGAAATGAGATCAAACGCCATATTACGCGCCTCCCCATTCGTGCCATGTCGTATTCGCGGCGTCAAAAAAGTACAGCTTCCCGGTATCCATCTCAATAAACGCCATGCCGTTCAGCACGCCGTCCGTCGGCTTGGAATCCCCGGAAAGTCCGTAATAGCAGCTGTTGAATGAAACCATGTGTTTGCCCTCCCTTAATTGAATTTATCGTGATACCGCCGAAGCATCGCGATCCCTTCTGCGCGAGTTAATGGATCGTTAGGCCGCCCGTCGTTCATGATGCCGTTTTTCTCGCCCCACTCCATATCGTCGGCATACCACGGCCTGATCTGCGGCGGCATCCAAAGCCCGGCGGCTTCCAGACTGTCGGCGCGATCAAGATCCACGTCGAAACCGACCTTTTTTGCCAGCGCCTTTGCGTCCGGCCCGCCGCTCCATTGATACTGGTATGCTGTCATATATTCGGAAACGCGTCCTCCGCTCCATCCGACGCATTGCCAGAACTTCTTGCACGCGCCGCGCTTGCCGAGATAGTCCACGATCCCAGCCGGGCCGTACAGCCCCGCCTCGTATGGATAACACGTTGCCTGTGCGGCTTTGATGTATTGCTCAATGATCTGATATTCCGCTTCCGTCGGGCCGTAGTCACACGCAAAATAGATCGCCGTGCCGGACGGGACGCCGTACTGGAGCGCAAGCGCCTTCGCCCTGGTCCCGTCCTTCGCGCCCCGCTCGGCGCCCTGTTTGACAGCTGCGGCCTCGATTTCCCAGCACAGGAGGATCGCCAGCCCAGCACCGCGCAGACCGACGATTTCCTCCGCTGTGAGAGCTTTCCAGCCTGACGGGACGAGATAGCGCCCCACGAAAGAAACGCCGTTGTCGCGCAGTTTATGCGCCTGTTCAACCGTTAGCCTCGCGGCGGTGTCGATACCTAGATAGGTCATGACTGCCTCCTTACAGCGCAACGCCCCAAAGTTTGACACCCACAGCCCCCCAAACATTGTATGATACGCTTGATATGTTAAGCGTTCCTGTCGAGATGGTCATCTTGATGCTAAGATAGATCGAAGATGTTGCATTAATATCGACCTCGATCGGTTGACCGACGGGTGCCAACATAGTTCTTGCGTTCGCATCGTTTCCGCTGACTTTCAGAATGAATGCAGTATAATTGGTGTCTATAGTGTGACTTCCCGTAGCTGTCACATTTTGATCAAATATCAGCTTCGGTTTGCTCTGCCACGCTTGTATCGTGCCGTTTGCCATGCTTACACCTCTGCAATCGCGCCAAGCACAGAGGATTCAATCACCATGCCGTCAGATGCGCGGATAATCATGGCGACCTGAAGCTGACGGTCATCTCGCTTGCACATAGCTCCAAGGCATTCGTGCCATTCCCCATAAGCTCTCTGCCGCGCTTTTTCGACATCATCACTGAAGAGATGCGAATCGAAAACTTTCGGATAGTTTGTCAGCGTGTTATACGCTCCATTCGCGTCAATCACTTTGGCATAAACTTCAAAAATCTCTCTCTGCATGATTTTTTCCTCCTTGTTTTATAGCGGAATGCCCATAATAAGATACAGCGCGGTTGAGCCGTTGATTTCCCCGGAAATCGTAAGGCTTCCCGCCGATGTTGAAACCGACCAATCACCATTTTGTGCGGTGGGTGAGCCAAATCGCCACATCAGCGGAACGTGCTTTGCCGTGATGTTCGCGTTTGTAACGGTATGCGGCAACGATGAGATTGTTCCGCAGTTGATTGATACAATCCGCTTGTCAATTTCCTCACCAGTCAATTGCCCATTATAAAATTCCAGTTCGTCCACTTTCTCACCTCTCAATAGTAGATGATTGCACAGCCGTTGCCGCCCTTAGAACCAGCAGAGCCTTGACCGCCCGTGCCTTTCGTGCCAGCTTGCGTGAAATAATTCCGCGAATCCACAGTTTCATACTGCACATAATAAGAACCACCCGCATTACCACCACCGCCGCCGCCGTTTCCGCCTGTGCCGCCCTGACCGTAGACGGTCGGCTGGCTCGGCGCGACAGCGTTTGCACCGTTGCCGCCGTTGCCGCCCTTGTGATAGTAGCGATAGCCCCATTGTCCGTGGTACTCATACGTTTCGCGCCATTGGGATGCCGCTCCGCCGTTGCCGCCAACTCTTCCGTAGGCCGCGCCACCGCCGCCGCCACCCGCCGCAGAATATCTTTGTATCACGGGATTCGAGCCGTATTCTCCGCCGACTCCCGCGCCGCCGGTGCCACCGCTCCATGTCAGCACATTTTCGCCGCGATTGCCGCTTGCGTTTGCATAGCCGTAAGGAGTAGTCTGACCGCCGTCACCGCCATTCTCGCCGTCAACGCCGTCGATGGCGTAAGTGATGCCGCTGATAGGATCGTTATAGCCCTCATAAGTCGCAACGCCATCGTCAGACGATAGTGTGCCGATTGCCGTACCGCTTGCGGTTGTGGGCGTACCCGCAGACCCCTCGCCACCGTTCCGCGCTCCGCCGTTGCCGCCGACTCCAACAGCGATTGCAATGGTGTTTCCGGCAGATACCGCTTTGTCGCTGACGAGGAAGGCCGCTTTCGCGCCAGCCGCTCCAGCCGCGCCGCCAAGTGCCGCTGGCTGGTTGTCGTTTTCATATCCAAGCAGCTTATAGCCGACAGAGTTGTACGATGCCATGTCGGTCGCCGAGACCAGACCGGGAGTTGTCGTATCGTCCAATCCGTCCGCGCCGTCATAACCGCCTTGACCGCCTTGACCGCCGCCAATGAGAACGATGCGAATTCGCGTCACGCCGCTCGGGACTGTCCAAGTCGCGTTTGCGGTAATCAGTACGCGGTGCGTGAAATTATTGCCGTTCGCGCCCGGCTGGTAACCAGCGATCAGCTTGCATTGTGCCATCTTGACCGTCGTGACGGAAACGTCCATCTGGCTGAGATAGGCGTTTGTCGCGTCGCCGAAGCTGTCCGTGATGGAAACAAGCTGACCGGGCTTTTCATTTTCTAGTAGCACCTTTGCATTCAGCGTCCGCGTGCTTTTGAAATACGAATAAACCCTGTTCGCGACATAATAGCTGTTTACGAACGACACAAGCTCGTTGTCTGTCACGCGCTTTACGTTCTGCGATCCAGTTCCCATCCGCTGAATCAGCATATTATGAGTATATTTTTTGCCGGTAAGCGTACCGACGCCGGAAACGACGGCGTGATTGACGGAAGATTCCGTGATCGTCAGATTGCCGCTTGCCGTCAGGTCGTGCATCGGATTTTCAAAAATGACTGTCAGACTAGAAACAGACGCGCCGTTGCTGTTGTCGAACAGCGTCACGATCTCATCCAGATTCCGCGCAAAAAATGAATGCTCCGTGATCTCCACGCTGTCGCACGGCGTAACATACTGCGTTTTCCCGCCAAGCGCGACTCGGCTGCGCGGAATGTTGACCATGCTGTTCGGCAGGAACGAAACGACATAATTGCCGTTCGCGTCCCGAAGAAGCACCGCTCCGAGCGCAAACAAAAGCCGGTGCAGATTGTTCCGCGCGGTGTCGAACGGAAGATGCCCGTAAACCGCCACATCCTTGACGTCGTTGCTGACGGAATACGCGAACGTGTTCCCGATAATACTTGACAGGATCGTGTTTGCCGTCGTGCCGGAATACAGCCCGCCGAGATGCGTTTTCGCGTTCAGAAGGCCGATGCCGGAGCTGCACGTCAGTTTGTACATATTCCGCGCGATGCGCTCCACCTTCTGAAAATAGCCCTTTGCAAACACGCTGCCGCCGACATACCAGTAAACCGGCGTGCTTGGCGCGATATCCGTGAGGAAATTCTGCCCGTAGTTCGCCGGTTTTTTCAGAAGATAGATCCCGCCGCCGCTTGTTTTGTAAACATCCGGGCTTCCGGCGAGATTGTAGGCAAGCGGCGCATCGATGTTCGTCCACACCGTCGCTGTGAACGTGTCGATGGACAGCTCGTTTCCGAGAATGTCCACCGAAAACACGCCCTTCGGCGAATTGAGGATGATCTTCGCGTTGTCCCAGCGATAAGTCGGATTATTCTGATTGCCGATGCGGATCTCATTTGCGATTGTATATGCCACACGATCACCTCGCCCGCATAGTCAGCACAGGAGCTTTGAATCTGTAATAGCTTCCGGCACGGATCGCGCCGATCTCCTGATCGGATATCGTGCCGTGAAAATATGCCGTCTTGTTCGACTGCGACGCGGTATCGAAATAATAAACCTGAACATAGGCCGACGCATTGATCGCAACGTGGAGCGATTTCAGCTGCGCGGCGGTCAGCGAATCAAGCCGCCATGTCAGCACCGGCTTGCGGACGATAATGTCCTGATACTCGTCCCCGTTCATCATCGTCACGCTGTTCCCGCCTTTTCGATCCTCATAGACGATCGAATAACCGAGCCGTTCCGTCAGCGCGGAAAAATCTGTTCCGTTGATCTTCAGCGGCATTCTTTGAAGCGCCATCTATATCACCCCACAACCATAGCAACGCCGATCCGCGCGTCCTCGTTTTTAATGTACGGCCTCAGATAGCGCACAAGACCGTCCTCGTCAACGTCGAATCCGATAACCGTTTTCGTAACGCCGTAACCGGCCTCGCCGTAGGCGCCGCCGCCGTTGATCGTCGCATTCACCGACGGGACGGGAATGCTGCTCATCATATCCGCTTCCACGCCGTTCATGGCAGAATCCCAGCCTTCGCCAAGGCCCAGCGCCATGTTCTTGCCGATCCCGGCAAACACCGTGGACGGAGAATGGATGCCGAGGCCCTGTTTCACGGTATCGACAATGCCAGAGAAGAATCCGCTGATCTGTTCTTTGAACCACGACGCCGCGTTGCTGATGCCGTTCCATATGCCTTCGACGATGCTCTTGCCGACGTTCCAGATCTCCGTCGCAAGATTCGCCACGCCTTCAACCAGCGTCGTAATGATCTCTCCGGCGGCTTTGCCGATCTCCGGCAGAGAATCCACGATGCCCGTGACGAGCGTTTTAATGACCTCATAAGCCGCTTCAAGCAGCTTCGGAACATTCTCCACCAAAGCCGTCACAAGGTTTGCGATGATCTCCGGCGCTTTCTGGATCAGCTGCGGAAGCGCCGTGATTAGGCCGTTCGCAAGGCCGATAATGATCGCAATCGCGGCATCAACCATCATCCCGACGTTGCCGGGATCGGTCAGCGTGTCCACGATCGTCAGGATCGCGTCTACCGCCGCCGGAATCAGCGTCGGGAGCGTGTCGCCAAGGCCCTGTGCCAGCGTCGTGATGATCGTCGCGGCGGCTTCCACGACTGTCGGGAGCATTGTCACAAGCCCCTCGGTCAGCGTCATGATCAGCTCCGTCGCAAATTCCGCAATGCTTGGAAGGATCTCCGTAAATTTCGCCGCAATATCTGTGGCGACCTTACCGGCCTCGTTTGCCAGTCCTTTGAATCCGCCGCTCTGAAATGCGGCGACCAGGCGCTCGACATAGCCGATCACGAGATTGATCGCCTTCGTCAGCGGCTCAGCAAACTGCGCGAGGAACTGCTGCCCCGCAAGGCCGATGGTCTGCTTCAGGACGTCGAAGCGGTCTGCCAGATTCGACAGGCTGTTCAGCGCATCGCCGGACAGGATCAGCCCCGCCTGTTCCGCGTGGTCGCCCAGCGCGGCGAGAGCTTCCGCCCCGCCCTCGATCAGCGGATTCAACTCTGTGGCGGATTTTCCGAACAGCGCCATCGCCGTGGCGTCGCGTTCGGTCTCGTCCGCGATCTGCCCCAGCGCCGCAATGCTCTCTTTGAATACCTCGTTCCTGTCGCGGAAGGAGCCGTCATCGTTCTGCACGGCGACGCCCAGTTTTGCGAAGGCGTCCGCCGCCGCACCGCTGCCGCTTGCCGCGCTGGACATATTCTTCGTGAGCTTGCCCATCGCACCGGCAACGGTCTCCACGGATACGTCCACCGTCCCGGCGGCATATTTGAGCTTCTGAAGCTCGTCCGTGCTGATGCCGGTCTTGACGGACAGCGTTTGCAGCTCGTCCGCCGCCTCTGCCGCATCAAGCGTCATTTTCGCAAGTCCGACGCCGACGGCAGCGACCGCAGCCGTAACGCCCGCCACAGCCGCAGCCGCCTTCTTCGCGGCTTCCGCGTGCTTCTTGTGCGCTTCCTCCGCCGTCTTGCCGTGATTCTTAAGAAGCTCGTTGTTCTTCTCGATCTCGGCGGCGGTCTTGTTCATCTCCGTCTCGGTCTTATTCAGATCCTGAACGAGCTTCTGATAGGACGCGCTTGTCGGATCAACACCGGCGTCATCCAGTTCCTTCAGGCGTTTCCTTTGAATATCGGCCTTGTTGTTCAGTTCGTCGAACTGTGCCGTCAGCTGCTTGTTTGCGGCCTTCAGCGCCTTGGAACTGTTCTCGTTCCCGATAAAGGCGGATGTGACTTTCGCCATCTCCGTCCCCATCGTTTTCAGAGAATTATTGCAGTCGTTGATCTGCTGTTTAAATTCTTTCTCGCCGTCAAGGCCGATCTTCGGCCCGATATTGCCCGCCATAGTCTCACCACCTAAATGTCAAAAACGTCCCGCGCCATGTTCTGCTTCGCGCCAAGCTCCTCGATCTGCCAAACGGCGATCTGGTCAAGCACCTTCCCGATTGGCAGATATGCCGCTTCCTTGCGCGTCATCCCGGCGCGGGCCGCATGGTAATACGTCCACGCCGCCGAGAATTTTCCGACGGCGCGGCTTACGCGTTTTTTGAGCGCACCTCCACGGAACGCTCGGAATCGCCGCTGATCACGGCGAAAATATCATGCACGACCTCCGTGTCAGTCACGTCGATCAGATCTGCCGGTCTGCATTTCAACTTCGGTGGGATCTCCATCCCCATGCCGGTGCAGTATGCGCGGCCAGCGTCAAGCATGATCTCCAGCACGCTGTTGATCGCCTTGATGCTTCCCTTTGCGAGATCCTCCCGCATGGTGTCCAATGACCCAAACTCGTCCTCAATTGCCTCAATAGCCGAAAGGGAGAAGCACACAGGATGCTTCTCCCCTCCGAGCTGAACGTAACTCAGCTTCACTTATTCCTCGCTTTCTCAGGCCGCGAAATAGTTCGTGATGAACTGGATAGCCGCTTCCTGTGTCGCAAATTCGTAAACCTTACGCCACGGCTTCGCGCCGGTAACAGCGCCGCCGCTGACAATGCCGGACAGCTCCGGCGTCTGCCATTCCACGCTCTCACCCAGCGTCTGATAGGATTCGGACGCGGGAGAAAACATGACATAGCTGAAAATAACCGCCTGATAGTTCGTGCGGCTGTTGTTGACCTGATTCCACTTGACGAAGCCAACGCCAACAGGATTGGACAGCTCGTTACCCGTGAAATCGAAGCCCGTGCCGGTCACGCCGCTGACAACGCTCGTCGCGCTGGTCAGACCGAACAAATCCGCCATCGCCGCCCTGTCGAGATGATCCAGCGTCACGGCAAGCGTGCCGCCGGAGCCGCCCGCAGCGTCGCGCTCGGCGATGCCGTTGTTGGCATAAAGCGGATTGTCCGTATTGTCCGCCGGATCGAACGTAGCCGAAACAGCTTTGCCCATCGTCTTGATGCCGCCGGTGTACCCCGTAAGCACGCCGTTCGTGAGCGAAGCCTTTGCATAGTAAACGCCATAAAGGCCGATACCAGCCATATAGGATTCCTCCTTGTTACTTCATTTTTTCTTCGCAGATTTTTTCAAATTCCGACGCCATCATCGACTCGGCCTGTGCCTTAACGCGATTTACCGCCGGACGGATGAATGGATGTTTTTTCCGCGTGGAGCTGCCGGATTCCAGAACACGCGCCTTCACGGGATTCGGATGACCGCGCTCGTCATAGCCGTTGAACGTGACCTCCGTATATACAAACCCGGCGTCATTCACAAATGTTTTCAACGCCGCAGATTCCCGCAGCCCGCCGGTATCCATCGGCGTATTTGCCTTGATCGCCTCGATCACCATACCCGCCGCCGGATATACCGCGCGCTTAATGGAGCCTTCGACGGATTCGCCCATTGATCTGAGCTTCGCCATGTACTCGTCAAGGCCCTGAACTTCAAACTTCGCCACACTCGAACACCCACTCATAATGGATATATCCAGAATCAGACTCAAACTGGATCGAGCTTAGATACCACGCGACGGGAACGGAATCCAGCGCGGTCTCGATCGTCTCCTTCGGCGTCCCCGAATCGTCCCGCGTGAAATAGTCGATTGTGCCTTGAAGCATCTTCTCGACGTGGACGTTCCCGGCAATCAGATCATTCGACGCGTCCTCCGCGTAAACGCCATAATCGCCAGCCGGAGCCTTGCTCCAGCCGTAATGCGCGAATTTGTAGCCCGTCTGCGTCAGCGCGGTCACTAGGTCGCTCATGTCGTAGCCACCCCCTCAGTCGTTGCCGGAGGCGTATAATCGACAGTCGCTTCCTCGACAGTCAGCTCGATCGCCGCGTTGTCGATGTACGTCCGCACGATCCGATACCGAACGCCGTCATACTCGCAGATCTTCTCGCCCTGATACTCCGCATAATCGGCAATGCGAAAGATCATTGTCGGATGGAGATCCTGTTCCAGCGCCCGGTAATACTCCTGATACCCTACGGATCGCACCTCGCAGAACACGACTCGTTTTGACTCCGTATGCGTCTCAAAGATGCCGTGCGCTTCCGGCGATTCGCTGATCAGCGTCAAAACGCTTCGCCGCCACATCAGGCATCACCCCAATTTGTGTAGCCGGTCGCCGTGCCGAGCTGGGCCTTCTGTTCGTCATAAGACGCCTTCAGCCGCGCGAACTCGCCGTCAGTCAGCGACGAGAAATGCAGCTTGCAGTATGTTATAACCGCACGCTCGCAGATCGCGTCAAGCGTTGTCGGCAGCTCCACCCCGGCGATGCCGAGATCCAGTTTCGCCGCGTCGATCAGATCATTCAGATCTGAATTGTAGTTATTGACCGTGACGCGCAGCGCCAGCTTAGTTTTTTCCAGAAGCGACATACTAGGCATTGCCGCGCCTCCTCATGTATGATTTGTAATGCTCGTCCGTAAATAAATGCTCTGCCGGATAATGCGAATCCACCCACATCTCAAACCCGGAACACGCGGCACGGATGCAGAACGAACGATCTTCGCCCCACAGCGTCAGATTCGGGATCGGCGAATAGCTGACTCCGGCCTTGAACACTTTCACCTTCATCAGCGTCAAAGCGCCGGTCATGCCGACCTGATACAGCCCCGGCTCCGCCCACTTAGGATCGGCGCCGCCGTACTGGTCATACATCCAAGCGTTGCACCATCCGTTTGTCCAGAAGATCTCGGACACGATGTCCTTGTCGGCTTCCAGAAGCGTCACAAGCGTCTCCGGCTGTACGATCAGATCCGTGTCGATTGAAAACAGATAGTCATACCAGCCGTTTATTGTCCGCTGAATGCACGCGTTCCGAAGGCGCGGCATCTTGTCCAGATTATCTCCCGTCCAGATGTGGTCGTTGACCGCCTTTTCGTACTTGTCGCCCGTGTTGATGACTATATAATCGCCGCGAATATGCGGGATCACTTCGTCGCAGTCGTTGACAACAAAGTATCGGTCAACCGTTACATTTTCAGGAATGATCAGCCGGTCAAGCGCCGCCTGATACTCTGTGAAAATGCCGACGTCCTGTTTCAGCGGAGCGGCGATCAGGATTCTAATCTCTCTGGATTTCATCCTGATACCTCTCCACATCGTCGGGATAGATGGCGATATGCGCGATATGGCCCAGCCGAACGGCGGGTTCCGCGTAGATTTTGAATCCCATATCCGTCGCGCGTTTGCAGAAGCTCAGATCTTCCCCGTACTGCGGGATCGGATTGAACGCAGTCCCGTGATTGATCATTACGGCTTTGATAATGTCCGTGTTGATCAGACAACAGGCCATCCCGCATCCGGCGACTTGAAACGGCTCCTTCGGATAGTCCTTCAGCTGCCACAGTTCCAAGTTTGCCAGATCAATGCTCTTGAACAAACATGACACAAACGGCTTCCGCCGCCCATGCGCGATCCCCGTCACGAAATCTTTCCCGCAGAACTGGAGATCCTCCACGACCTCCGGCTCAAACACCATATCGGAATCGAGCCACAGAACGTGGGAAAACTTCTGATTGACAGCTTTTCCGGCAAGCCGGTCGCGGGCCATGTAGACCAGCGTCCCGCTTTCGATGGCGACTTCGTAATTCACCCCGTCCGCCGTGAGCTTTTGCGTCAGCCGCAGAAGCGACTGCATGAAAGCGACCGGGACTGTGTCCATGCAAGGGATCGCAATGAGCAATTTCATTTTGTGGCCTTTCTCCGCGTTGCGGTCGTGGTCTTTTTCTCCGGCGTCTCGCGCTGTTCCGTTCGGAATATCTCGGCAGCGCCTACGGACAGCAAAAATTGAGCTTGCGCGGGAGAGACTTCAACGATCTCCCCCGCGCTGTGATTAATTCGCGCTGCCTTCTTCAGCAGCAGCTTCATCAGGTCGTTGCCGCGGCGGGCTTGGTCAGGCGGGCAAACTTGCCCGGGCCGACGAGCGCATGAGCGACGTACTGGCGACCGACGATCTTGACCAGATCAGCCTCGGCAAGGGACAGATCGTCGAACTTCGTGATGACGCCATCGCCCTCCGGGAAATTGACCTTGATGCCGGACAGATCGCCGACGATCGCATAGGTATCGTTCGTGGAAGCGGTGCTGTACGCGGGAAGAGCGCTGGTATAGACCTTGGTCAGACCGGCGAACGGATCAACCGCGAAATTACCGGCAGCATAAGCCTCGATGAAGGCGACCTCGGTCAGACGGTTCATAATGACAACGATGTTGCGGGCCTCGCTGGACAGATTCGCAGCGGCCTTCGGGATCGCGGTCACGGACGGAGCGACATTGACCTTCGGCAGACCGACGGCGGTCGCGGAATGGGACGTATCAGCGCCGGTAATGTCGGCGATCACCTGAGAAGCAAGCAGCTTCGTGATCTGATAGGCCAGCTCCTCATAGATATAGCGGACAAGCGCTTCGCCGCCCATCGCCATAGCCTCGTCAGAGATGGTGATCCACTTCTTGATCATCTTCGGGATCATGGTCACGATGCCGAGCGTCAGAGATTCCTCGGTGACGGCGGTCGTACCTTCGGTATGAGCGTAGGCCGGATCGGCAGAGCGCTCAAAAGCGGCCTTCAGATTGCCCTTCAGGCTAACCTTCTGCACGCGGGACAGGATCTCGTCGTTCTCCCACGCGGTATGGATAATGTCATCCACGAACGTGGGAACAGGAACGCCGCCATTGCCAGCGCCCAGACCGATCTCGGTCAGAAGGCTGCGGCACTCCATATCATTGCCGGACTTCAGATAATTCGCAAAGGCGTCCACATAGCCCTTGCTGTTACGCACCTCTTCAAGCGTCATAGTTTTTCTTTCCTCCACCTTGAAAGTTTCTTTGATTTCGCCAGCGCCTTCGGCGACGGCGTTGCGGATTTCCTCGCGCTGGGCCTCCGCAGCCTTGCGGGACTCAAGCTCGGCTTTGATCGAACGAACTTCAGCCTCAATGGCGTCAAGGTCGGCGTCCTCTGCGTCAAGCAGATCCGCCAGCTCCGCCTTGCGGGCCTCCAGCTGTTCGACAGTCATGTCTTTGACTTCCATGTCAAACCTCCATCAAAATCTTGATCTTTCGCTTGCGGGCTTCCCGCTCGGCAGCTGCGCGGCGCTCCTCCGCTGCCTCTGCGATGACTCCCTCGCAGTAGGCACGAGCCGAGATTTCCGTTGCGTTGTTAGCCGGGAGCGACACCGCAGACACGTCATACAGCTTCCGGATCGCTGTGATCGTCCGCAGAATCTTTGTCTCCCCTGTTTCCCTGTTTTCTGTGATCTCGCGTGTATCTGCATCGACAGTAAAGCCGAAGCTCATCTTGTCGGTGTAGCCTCCTTTGATCTCCTCATAGAGCTGGCGACCGATCTCCGTGCCACCAAGGTCAGCGCGGATCTTCAGCCCGTGGTCATCGTTCATCAGCGTGAGCGTCCCATTGGACGTTCTGGCGAACACCCGGCCTTCGTGGTCGTACTGCATGATGACGTCGGACACGTCCGTGTTGTTAAACGCGTTGCGGTCGATCTGCTCCATGACGGTGTAGCCGTCATCTTGCCACAGCACATATGGATCATTGAACGTCGTGGCATAGCCCTCGACGATCATGCGCTCCTCCGGCTCGGTGCCTTCGGCCCGCGCCTCAATCTGAGCGACCGCGCGATAGCTGCGGCCCTCGTCAAGTTTCTGTTGGATTTTCTTAGGGATCATTGTTTCACCCTCCATTGTGATTTTTCATAGAAGCCGAATATCTCCGGCTCCACCCATTTCAGACTCCCTCCGTAATGCTTGATATACGGATCGTCTGTCCTTTGCGTGATATGTCCGGCGTCGTTCCATTCCGGCGGCAGCGTCAGGATCTCGCCCTGACAGAAGATGTTGATCATATCCTGATCCGGCGCCGTGTACGGCACGGCATTGACAAGACGAATCCATTTTTTGTACGTTCCGTCCCGCAGCTTTTCCAGATCCATTAGCACGACGCCGCTGTTGTAATAAATGAACGGATAGGAACTGCGCGGCGGCTCCTCGACCATGGCGACATAGTTTCCGTCAAGGTCAATGTCAAACAGCTCTGATATGTCCTTTTCGACGATCGTGTCCGTATCGAGCCAAAGCGCACGTCGTTCGTTTGAAAACAACTCCGGCAGCGCCAGCCGCATCAACGTCATGTATGTCCACGGCGTGGAGTAGTTCGGCCCTTCGGGATCAAACCATGTTTGACCGCTGACGTTGATACATTCGATCACGTCCGGCAATTCCTCCGGGAACGCATCATCCTCGATCAGGAAATACACGCGATCCATCCGTGTATGTGCAAGCAGCGATTTCGCCGCGATCACCATGTTCCGATAGACCGCCCGCGTTCCGGCATAGACAGCAACGCGCCGCATTATTCAGCCGCCCCTTCCTCCGTGATCTTCTGATCAGCGTTGTAATACTCACCGCGAATGATCCGCGCGTCTCCGCCTTCCACCGGCGGGAGCTGCCAGATCTCGCGCACTTCATTGATGCTCATGATGCCGCGATCCATCATCTGCGCGGACACATTCAGCTTGTCGGCGTTCGTCATATACTGAAGCCGATTCGCGGATGCCATTACGAAATTGCCCTGACTCTGCTCACGCAAGGTAAACAGCATCTTCGTCATGACCTCGCTGAACTGCACGGCAAACGGCTCGATGCAGCCCTCATAAAATGCAGACCAGGCGTCGCCATAGGCTTTGTTCTGAAGCACATCGTCATTCACGCCGAAATAGTCAAACACCGCCCGATTGATGACGCCCATCTGATCGGCGTCCACAACGAACGGTTTGCTTTCGACCTTCTGTATGTTTTGGTATGTGTTCGGAAACAGCAGCAGCCCGCCGCCCTTCGCGTCCTTACCGAAATTCTCCGCCGTGAAGCGCTGGCGTTCCTTCGCCAGATCCTCGGCCTTCGCAAAGTTGGACAGCTGGGCCATAAAGCGATAGGTCGCCGCAGACTTGACGCCCTCCTGAATGCCTTGATTCTGGATCTGCACAAGATCCATCGTCGGCAGCAGCGCCCGGTTTGTCTCGCCGAACATATCCGAGCGGTATTGAAAGCGCGTCATGATTCCGCAGTATTCCAGTTCGATTGCCGCCGTTTCTCCCCAGCCGAAGCGGTAACGCAGATACGGGATCTTTTTCTCGCCGTACTGGACGATCTCACAGCTTGACGGGAGGACGGGATAAACGCCGCTCGGCTCCCCATACTGGTCATACACCGGCACGATGAATGCCGTATTGTGGACATAAAGAATGGTCGCCAGTCTGTAAAGGAACTGCGACCATGACTGTAGCTCGTTCGGGCCGTGCTTCAGTTTGTTCTGCAAGGCCGGACGCGCCGCGCCGTATGTCTGAACGGATAGCTTTGAACAATGCCGCGCAATCGCGTCGATTGACGCGCGCACCAGCTCCGATTCGTAAATGTTGCCGCCGAACGTCGTGAAATGCGGCTCATAGCCATTGAGCATCTTCCACTCGCCGTGGTACTCGCCTCGCGGCTCCGGCGCCTTCTTGAAAAGAAAATCAAACAATCCCGTGATGTATCACCCCTCGTTTTTCAGCTGCTCCCCGATCTCAGCTGCCCATTTCTGACGGACAGTAAACGCGTCCGCAAGCGCCGCACAGCCGTCAATGTGCAGCGACGGATTGACCTTCACCAGTTTCCCCCGCCCGCGTTCGTTCGACATTTTGATCGCCGCGTTCAGCAGATGCATCTTCAGCAGATCGTTGTCGCCGATATGCACCTTGCCGTCCGCGATCAGACCTTCCATCTCCTGAAGCACAGGCCACAGATTTTCGCCTTGGAATACATCGTCCATCTTGAAGCCATACGCCTTCATGTTCTGGACGAGATACTGCGCGGAGTATCGGTCAAAGCCTACTTGGAGCGGAAAGATCTGATACTCCTCGACGAGCTTGTAAAACCACGACTCGCAGTCTTTGTAATCGACAAAGTTGTCGCCGGACGGCGTAAGTAGTCCGCGCTGGATGTATGCGTTGTACGGAACGCCGTCGCGTTGCGTCGCCTCGTCGATGCGCTCACGCGGCAAGAAGAACTGAGCGAACACATACAGCTCCCCACCGCGCTCGATCACAACACAGCACGCGGTCAGATCTCGCGTCTGCGACAAGTCGATCCCGGCGACCGCATAGCTGTCGCGGAAATCGTCAAGCGACAGAGGCTCCCCGCACATCCGCTCCACGTCATGAGCCGCAAGCCAAGCCGTCGAGCTGCTTTGCTTCAGATTGCAATACTTGACAATAAACTCGGCCTTTTTGCTGAGAGATCCTTCCGCAATGGCGATCTCCTCCAGCATGAAATCGACTGAGACGGAGACGCCGAGATTCGGATTGCTTTTCCGCAGCTCGTTTATGTCGTTCCACTTCTCAATATCATCGACCATGTATAGCAAGGGCAACAGCTTTGTTTCTTTGCTGTCGCCCAGAAGGAAGCGCGTGGAACGCTTGATCAGCTCGTCGTATATGCTGTCGTTGATATAGCCGGACGTGGTACACGAAAGCAGAAGCCCGTCAGGGCGGGCGCCCATGCCGGACTTCATGACCTCATACTGTTTGAGGCCCTTGTCGCCTTCCCACGCGGCAACCTCGTCGCAGATGCACAGCGACGGATTGAAGCCGTCTGACTTCTTCGCGCTGAAAGCGATCTTCTTGACCGTGCTGTTCGTACCGGGAACAAACAGATCCGTCATCCTGTGACGGGCCAACATGGAATCGTCGTTGATCTTCTTGTTGTGCTGATCCCGTTCGCCCTGTGCTTCCTTCATCGCTTGCCATTCGGGATCAAGCTGCGTCATCTGCCAGACGTTGTTGTAAATAATATCCGCCTGTTCCAGCTTTGGAGCCAAGCAATACACACGCGTTCCGAATCCGCCGTCACAGCGCCAGATGTATTCTGCAATCGCCGACGCGATCAACGACTTGCCGTTCTTCCGGGCGACAACCAGAACGACCTCACGAAACTGCCGCTCCCCGTCTTTGTCAACGATCCCGAACACAGCCGATAGAAAAGCCTTCTGCCACAGCTCCAGCTTCAGCGATCCGGGAGCGAGACGGCCTTCCGTGTGAAAACAATGCGATTCGATCCAATCAATCGCCGCCGTTGCCTTCTTCTGGTCGAAAAAGAAACGCTTTGACTCGATGCCGTTGACAAGATACTCATAAATCGTCAGAATCCAGCGCCCGACACATATGTCCCCGGACTTGATCGCCTGATAGTATGCGTAAATAAAATTATCTTTCGACTTCTTTCGTCGAGCCATTTTGTCTCAGCTCATTTCCGTCTCTTTCGCGTTATCTTTTTTGCGACA